GATACAATGATAGCGTGAAGATTTTAAATTTTTTTCATTTAGTTTCTTTTATATTTTTTTTCTCAAGTATACGGTAAAATTTTCACATTAAAGAAGCGTTCAATACGCTTCTTTTTGTTTTGGAGGTTAAAATGCAAATAGAAAATATTAAAATTGACGATATTAAACAATACGAAAATAACGCTAAAATCCATACAGAAGAACAGATTGAGCAAATTATCAACTCTATTCAAAGATATGGAAATAATGATCCAATCGCTATTGATGAAAACAACGTAATAATCGAAGGACACGGGCGTTATATAGCGTTGAAAAGGTTAGGTGTAGAAGAAATACCTGTTATTAAATTAAAACATCTAACAGAAGAGCAGAAGCGTGAATATATTTTAGTTCATAATAAACTAACCATGAACACCGGCTTTGATATGGAGAAATTACAAGCAGAACTAGAACTTATTGATTATGATATGAGCAATTTCGATTTTGAAGTATTTGAGGAATACGTCGAAGAGTTGGAGAGTCCTTACACCGATAAAATCACTACACCTACGTACAAACCTACAAAGGAGAAAGCCCCTGAGGTATGTGAGTTGTTTGATATTGGTAAGTGTAGGAGATTGATTGAAGAAATTGAACAATCTGATCTCGATGATGAGGTTAAAGAATTTTTAAAAATTGCTAGTTATAGACATGTTGTTTTTGATTATCGAAATATAGCGGAGTTTTACAGTCATGCTGATAAAGAGACACAAGAATTATTTGAAAAGAATTTGTTAGTTATTGTCGATTATGATAAAGCTATTGAGAATGGTGTAGTTGCGATAACGTCGCAAATAATGGAGATGGCCGATGAATAATTTTTGTGTTTTCATTTTAAGTCATGGTAGAGCGAACAATATTAAGACGCTTAAAGCGTTAGAAAGTGCAAATTACACTGGTGATTGGTACATTGTTATTGATAACGAAGATGATACAGCTTCTGAATATTATGAGCGTTATGGTGATAAAGTAATCATGTTTGATAAATTGGAGATGAGCAAGGAGTTTGACACTTATGACAATTTCAGTGATAGGCGTACTATTGTGTATGCGAGAAATGCGTGTTTTAAAATTGCTAAAAAATTAGGTTATCGTTATTTTTTACAATGCGACGACGATTATGAAAGTTTTGAATACCGATTTGAAAAAGAAAAAAAATTAATGACTAAGCCATGCTTAGATTTTAATAAACTTTGTGAAATGATGTTGGAGTTCTTAAACAATACTAATGCACAAACAGTGTGTTTGGCGCAAGGTGGAGATTTCATCGGTGGATTAGATGGTGGGAACTGGAAGAAAGGTATTTTAAGAAAAGTAATGAATTCTTTCTTTTGTGACGTTGAGAGACCGTTTCAGTTTGTTGGAAGAATAAATGAAGATGTCAATACATATACAACGTTAGGATCTCGTGGCGTGTTAATGTTGACAGTGACAAGAGCGATGTTGACGCAAACTACTACACAGACTAACGCTAACGGAATGACGCAAATATATTTAGACGGTGGTACTTATTTAAAGAGTTTCTACTCGGTTATTTCCTGTCCGTCAGCGGTAAAAATATCATTGATGGGCGATAAAAACAAAAGATTACATCACAAAATATATTGGAATAATTGTGTACCGAAAATAATTTCAGAAGAATATAAACGAAGGAAGTGAGGCGGTTGGCGAATGAAGGTAATTTAATTCCAGCAAACAAACGAAGTAAGAGCGAACATAGAGAAATAGCAAAAAGAGGCGGGGTAGCTTCTGGAAAAGCACGGAGAAAAAAGGCTGATTTTCAAAAGGCGTTAAAAACAATATTATCATCGGAAGTCAACCACGACCAATTAGCGATTATGTTAAAGAAAATGGGATTTGATAATACAAACGAAAGTGCAATAGCGTTGGTTACAATTCAAAAAGCATTGAAGGGCGATATGCGGGCTATTGAGTTGATAGAAAGAAGTACAGCGCAAGTCAATAAAGATAGTCTTGACAAGTCGGAACAAAAAGAACGAATTAAAGCATTAAAATTAGAAAATCAACGTAGAGAATTAGAGTTGAACGATGGTGTTAACAACGAACAATTACTTATCGTCAATGATATACCGCTGGAGGATTAGTTATGATTAAACTAACAGAAACAGTCGGTAAGGGGTACAATCGATATTGGCATAGTAAGAATTTCTACCGAGTGGTTAAGGGTTCGCGTGGTAGTAAGAAGTCAAAGACTACAGCTTTGAATTTCATCGTAAGATTGCTCCAGTATCCTTGGGCTAATTTGTTAGTGGTAAGAAGATATTCTAACACCAACAAACAATCAACCTACACTGATTTTAAGTGGGCTTGCAATAGATTAAAAGTTACTCACCTATTCAAATTTAATGAAAGTTTACCCGAAATAACCATTAAGAAAACTGGACAAAAGATATTGTTCAGAGGTCTTGACGATGAATTGAAAATCACATCTATAACCGTTGATGTTGGGATATTGTGTTGGGCTTGGTTTGAAGAAGCGTACCAGATTGAAACAGAAGATAAATTTAGTACAGTTGTTGAGAGTATTCGTGGTACTCACGAGGCAGAAGATTTTTTCAAGCAAATAACAATAACATTCAACCCATGGAATGAGAGGCACTGGTTAAAAGGTGCTTTTTTTGATGAAGAAACGAAGCGGTCAGACACATTCGCTACTACTACAACGTATAAATGTAATGAGTGGTTAGATGATGTCGATATTAAACGTTATGAAGACTTATACGTCACTAATCCACGACGTGCTAGGATTGTATGCGATGGTGACTGGGGGGTTGCTGAGGGTCTTATATACGATAATGTAGTAGTTGAGGAGTTTAACGTTGATGAATTGTTCAAAACACACAAGTTAGCATTAGGATTAGACTTTGGATTTACACATGATCCAACGGCATTGATTGTATTTCTCATCGGTGATAAAGATATTTACATATTTGATGAAGCGTATGAGAAGGGATTAACAACCAAAGAAATTGCTAAGTTAATCAAAGATAAAGGCTATGCCAACAGTGAAATTATTGGAGATAGTGCCGAAAGTAGATTGATTAGCGAGTTACAGTCAGAACATGGAATTAAAAGACTTAAGAAGTCAAGGAAAGGTAAGGACAGTATAAATGCTGGTATTTCTAAACTTCAAGGGTACACAATTCATGTGTTGCCGAAATGTGAGAATACGATTAATGAGTTGTACTCTTATTCATACAAGCAAGATAAGACTGGAAAATGGTTAAACACCCCTAATGATGAGAACAACCACCTTATGGACGCTATGAGATATGGTATGCAAGTTCTGGATACTACAAAATTAAGAAAAGCAAGAAGGAGTGATATATTTGGAAAAAATATTTAAACTACCCGTTAATACAGAAATTACGGAAAAGTTGATAAGTAAGTTAATTAATAATCATGGTAAGATTGTTAATTTTTATAAAAAAATGGATAACTACTACAAGGGTAAACATGACATCGTAGCGCCTAGTGGAAGCGAGTATAATAAAGCGGTTGAAATAGTTAGTAACCGTACAAAGTACATTATCGACATCTACAACGGATATTTCTTGGGCGCACCGGTTAAATTAAAATGTGAAGATGAGAATTTGTTAGCTGAATTAGAAGAGGTTGACAGAATAAATCAAGCTAAGCAGATTAATAGAGCGTTAGCAAAAAACATGGCTAAGTATGGACACGCGTTTGATTTGGTGTTTAATGATGAGCAGGCAAACGTTAATTTCACATATTTAGACAATAAAGAAGTGATCTACGTTTATGATAATACTATTTTGGAACGTCCTTTGTTTGCGGTTCATTACACAAATTCAACTGATTTCTTAGAGGATAGGCACTACATAAGTGGTACGATATATGCTAAACATGAACGCATTACATTCGATAATAAGGACGGCAAGATAATATTTAGAGAAAGGTTCATTAATCCTTTTGGAGAGGTGCAAATTACTGAATATATTGAAAATGATGAACGTATAAGCGCTATTGAACCTTTGGCGAGTTTGCAAGATGGATATAATCAAGGACTATCCGACAAAGCAACAGCTAATGCTTATTTTGCGGATTGCTATTTAAAAATCGTTGGTGTTGATTTAGATGAGGACGATTATATTGATGAAGACAAGAAAAGAAATACATTGATTGCCGACCTTAAGGAAGAGCGTATCTTATACATTCCTAAAGTGCAAGACGGAGTCGCACAACCTCAAATTGAATTTCTAGCGAAACCATCTAACGATGTTAGTGAGGAGAACTTGCTTACAAGAGTTAAGGACGATATGCACACTATCTCGCACATTCCAGATTTTAAGAGCATGTCGTTTAGCAATACAAGTGCCGATGCTATCAAGTTGGCGATGTGGGATTTAGACAATATCTGTATGGAGAAAGAGGATAATTTCAAAGAGGGATTAAGTAGACGTTATGATTTAATTTGTATAAGCAAGAATAATGTTAAATTAGTTGATGAGATTAAAGATTATGAAATTGAGTTCATTCTTAGTAGGAACATTCCTCAAAATGTTACAGCGGAAATAGAGAATGCTGTTAAAGGTCGAGCGTTTCTATCACAAGAGACAGTTTTAGAAATGGTACCGTCGGTAGTACCTAACGTTCAACATGAATTAGAGCGCATTGAAGAAGAGGCGAAAAAAAATATTGATAATATGTTCGGTTTAGGAAGTGATGGACATGACGAACATGAACACTAGAGATGAGTACTGGCAAAACAAACGTGTAGTAGCTGGAATGGAGCGAAACAAAGAAGAAACGTTGAAGGTGATTAAAGATGTTAACGTCGAGTATAAGAAAAAATTAAAAGATATTAAACATGAAATAGCTGACTTTTACGCTAAATACGGTAAAGGTGATGTTCTTGACTACAGCAAAATAACTAGCAAACTTGACGATAAAGATTTTAACACAATGATTAGAGATTGGGATAAGTTCGTTAAGAAATATCCAGATATGGAACGTTTCAGAGATATTAGGATGAACTACTACAAATTGGACAGATTGCAAGGTTTAAGTAATCGAATAGCGTTACACGTTGCTGAATTAGGTAAGACAGAAGAAGAAATGTTAAAAGGTACTTTGAAAGGTACGTTTAAAAAAGCGTTTAATAATATTACAAATTTATTTAAGAAACAAAGTAAGATTAGTAGAGATGTTGAGCCTTTGAAAGACAAGAGGATTGACGGATTAATCAAGCAGAAATGGTTAGATGGTAATAATTTCAGTGATAGAACTTGGAAAGATAAGGCTAAATTACAAAATTATCTCGATAAACAACTGATCACGGATATGGCAACTGGAAAAAGTTATGATGATATTTATAAAAATTTAGCAAGAGAAATGGACACTACGTTTAGCAATGCTAAAAGGTTAATTCATACTGAAATGGCAAACGTTCAAAATATGGCACATTTAGAAGGGATAAAGAAAGCTGGATTTAATGGATTTAAAATTTCTGCTACTATTGATAGTCGTACTTCTAGTATATGTAGAAATAAAAATGGGAAAACAGAGTTCATCGAAGACTATCAAGTGGGAGTTACAGCCCCACCTTTTCACCCTTATTGCAGGAGTACTATTTTTGGAGTTGACAAAGAAGTTGACAAACCAACGAAAAAGGTTGATAATGAATATAGTATAGATGAATTAAGAGGAGTCGGCAAGCGGGTTAAAAAAGATTTCTTAAAAATTTCAAATTATGAAAAAAGAGCCGATGAACTTCGTGAACTTAAGAAAGGATATATGGGAGTTGTTAAAGAAATACGTTCGGCACCTTATGGAACTGATTTAAGTGATCTAAGGAAAAAAGGTAGATTGCTGTATGAAGAATACAGTAGGAAGTATGATGAAGCTATAATAGAAAACGCCAAGGAATTAAAAGAAACATTATCTAAATATAGAAAAATGGGGGCCGTCGACATTGATTATACTGGACATTTAAGAAATAGAAAAGCTGACAAACTCGTTAAAAAAGCTTATGATTTCTTACCGACAGATTGGATAAAATCATCGGTTAATCACTCACTAATAAATGGTGAAATGGAGACAGGGATTGTGAAGCGTGGTTATTATTCTTCATTTCTTAATACCTTAAAGATTTCTGGTAGTAGTGAAAGTATGCAAATTGAAACAGCAATTCACGAATTAATGCACAGGTTAGAACACACACACAAATCTTTTGTTAAACATGAGGCGGTTTTTTATGAACATAGAACAGCAGGAGAAGAATTGCAACAACTCACAAAAGTTACTGGGATAAAACATGGTAAACACGAAGTAACGAGGGTTGATAATTTCGTTGACGCATATATGGGAAAATGGTATGATGGAAACGCTTATGAACTATTGTCAATGGGGGTGCAATATCTATATGCACGTCCTCAAGAATTGTTAAAAGACGAAGAAATGGCAGAATGGGTGTTAGGAGCGTTAGCTAATATATAGGAGGTGGTTTAAATGAGATATTTAAAAGGTATTGTAAATATTGATGGTTCAAAATATAATTTAGATATTGTTGAAAAAAATAATAAATTATATCAAAATAATACCGAGTTGCAATTAACTGATTTGCCACTTGAATTGCTAGAGAGTAATTTAATTGCTGGGACGTATCTTTTAGAAAATTTCAGTTTAGAAAATATTTATTATAACGCCATAAAATATGGAGAAATAGATAGCAATGTAGAAATAGAAGTACCGGTAGAGCTTGGCGTTATTCATTAAAATATTGTAATAGTATTGAATTTGTGTTAAGATGTTTCTGAAATTAAATACAAAGGAGATCTATTATGAAATGTCAAAAATGTGGTTCAGAGAATGTTAATGTACAGTTGGTTAACAAACAAGAGTTTAAAATTGAAAAGCACAGTAAAATATGGTGGATAATCGTTGGTTGGTGGTGGATACCAATTAAATGGATTGTTCTATACGTTATATTGGGATTGCTGGTAATACCGTTTAAGATGTTATTACCGAAAAAGAAAAAGTTAATAAATACAGTTGAAGGTCACAAGGTATGTAATAATTGTGGTCATCACTGGAATTAAAGTCAACGAAAGTTGGCTTTTTATTATGCAAAAAACTAAGTCAGTCAGAAATGATTGGCTTTTTATTTTGACCTTGGCAAGTCGTTAAACTACCGACTCATACGGAGTATAACTGACTAAAATAAACTCATACGGAGTATAAATGGAGGTACAAAAAATGGCAGAAGAAGTAACAAACACACAAGAACAAGTTCAAGAAGAGTCAACAGAGGCGGTAAATGAACCTAAGAAAGCTAGCAAGGTTGAATTTACTAGCGAACAGCAAGCGCACATCGACAAGTTAATTTCTCAACAACGTTCTAAGGCGGTTGAAGAGTTCAAAAAAGTAGAAGAAGAGAAGAAGAGTGAAGCTAAAAAACTAGGCAAAATGAACGAAAATGAGAAATTGCAGTACGAAAACGAGAAGCTGAAACAAGAACTTGAACAAGCTAAAATGGTAAAAGCGCGTTATGAAATGGAAAGAGTAGCTACGGAAATTTTGAACGAGAATAATTTACCAAGCAATAAACAAGTGTTGGATTTTGTGGTTCGTGCTGACGCTGAAGAAACACAAGAAGCGATTAAAGTCTTATCGAAATTAGTTAATGATACGGCTGAACAGCTTCTGAAAGAACGTAATAAAGGTGAAATACCTACAAGAAGTAACTCAACAGCGAAAGCTAGTTGGGAAAAATGGTTATAAAAGAAAGGATTAGAATATGCCAGTAGAAATTAAAAAAACATATGTAGCAGACAAACATTTAGGAATAGTTAATAAAGTTGTTCAATACAACTCATACACAACACCGATTGTTGTTAAAGATGAGGATATTGAGTTAAACGGTAGGACTTTTAAAGTATTAGAAACAAACGAAGCCGAGTTAGTGGATTACAAACGTAATGAGGCTAATACAGTAACAACATTAAAAGCTGATGAAGTTGAGTACGTTTTAGACATCGAGAAATTTTGGGCAATGCAGTTAGATGATTTAGATGTTAAAGATTTAAACACTGAAGTTGAACAATATCAGGTAGCGAAACAAACAAATAAAGTTGTAGCACCTTACATTGACCAATTAAGATTTGCAACTTTAATCGGTAATACAAACAAAAATATCATTCCGGTAGCTGATAAGGAGTATGACGCAGTACTAGACGCTAGTATTGAGTTAGATGAGTTAGCGATTAACGGAACTCGTTACTTATTCGTCACACCAGCGTTTTATAAAGCGATTAAAAAACGTATTGTTGAATTACCGCAAGGAGACCGTGATAATAACGTACGTTTCAAAGGTATAGTTGGAGAGTTGGACGGTGCTATTGTTGTTAAAGTCCCTAATAAAATTTTAAATAACGGAGCAACAGCAGAAAACGGAGTAAGTGCCGTATTAACAGTCGAAAGCGTATTGGCGTCACCAATTCAAGTTGAGAAATTTGAAACTGGTCGTTTAGGTGCTGGTCGTTTTGGTTCATATATCCAACAATTATTGTACACTGGAGCGTTTGTGTTACAAACTAACCAACCGAAGATTGTTACTATTGCTAAAAAAGCGCCAACAGCTAAGAAAAGTGGTAGAGCAGTAACACCTAAAGCATAGGAGGACGTATGATAGATGATGTTAAGGTTTTGCTTGGACTAAAAGACGATAGTCAAGATAGTTTGTTGTCTATCTATGAAAAACAAGCAAAACAAAAAATTATGAACCGATTAGGACAATATCCTAGTCGGTTTGATTATATAGTCGCAGATTACATGGTTTATAAATTTAGAAAACGTGGAATGGAAGATAGTTCAAATGTTAAAGAAGACGTGTTAAGCAAGACGGTATTAACCGATGAGGAATTTTTCAAACAATACGAAAAAGAGTTCGAAGTATATTTGAAGGAAGTTAACAAACGTAAGACTACGTTGAGGTTTTTAAGATGTTAGCGAAAAAGCATGATTACACGATTTACCGCAAAAGTAATGAGGCTAGTAATGAATGGGGCGAAGTGGTAAGCCAAAAAGAAATAATTAAACAAGTGACGGGTGGCGTACCTCAATTAACTGTTGTTGACGTAAAAGAAGACAAGTTTGTTTCAAAAAAATATGGAATGCGTATTGTGGTTGATGATTTAATAGATCCTACTCTAAACGATATTTACATTTCTGAAAACGATGTTGAATATCGCATTACTAACATTATCCCTTATGAGACATTCTTTAGAAAGACGATGTTATACGTTGATAGAAGTTAATACTTATGACAAGCAAGTATTTAGTGAGATAAGTGATGAGTTAGAAACGCGTTTGAGTAGGGCTGGAGAGTTAGGGCGTCAGACAACGTATGAAAAATCAAGGGTGGATTCATCGGATATGAGAAACTCTACAGAGTACGAGGTTGAGCGCTCGGATACTACAATGCAAATGATATTGGGACAAGGAAATAGACAAGTTGATTATGCGAAATTCCAAGAGTTAGGGACTAGGTTTATTGAGGGTACACACCACGTCAAAGCTGGATTACAAAGAGCGGTAGAGGAGTTTAACAAATGATAAAAGACATATTAGCATTTTTAAAAATCAAATTACCTTATTTATACATCGAACAACCGAAAGAGGTTAACGTTGAGCAGTTTGGAGTAATGGAACTTGACTTATTTAACGTTGATGAAAATTGTAAAAAATGGATTGCGACTATATTTTTATTCACAAAAAAAGGCATGGTAAAAAAGCACCATGAGAAGATAACAGAAATAATCGATTATTGCAGGTTTAAAGGCACTATAACGAACGACAAAGGGGTAATGCATATTTACCCCCCACAAGTCAATATAGCAGGCAAAACGGACGGATATTACGTTCATACGATAGCAATACCGATTAATCAATATGAAAGAGAGGATAATTAATGGCTGGAACTAAATTAGAAGCAACGGTAGGGGCTAAAATTAATGATGTAGCAAATATATTAAAAGGAACAACAGCGCAAGTGTTCGTCAAAGCTAGAGGTGGAGAAGCAAACCCACGTTACTTAGGTTGGACTAAGGGAGTATCGTTTGAGGAAGTAGTAGAAAAAGCGGCTGCGGTTGGTGATGGTGCGTTAGGAACTATTGCTGGAACTGAATATTACACTAAGTTAAACGCTAAAGTTAAAGGTTCGCTATTAGAAGTTGATGAGAAAAACTACAAAGACTTCTTCGGACTTAAAGAAGTATCACCATCAACTACACACGGGTTTGAAACTATTGAATTAACGATTAAAGAGTTTAGACGTGAACCTATCATCACAAAAGATGATACGTTAGAATATTTAGAACTACGTTTCTTGGATTTAAACAGAAACGGAATGGTCTTACGACTAATGAACGTATCTAAGTCTAACGCATTCAAGACTACTTTTGGAGATAAGAGTGAACTTATGGTTGAGTTTGAGGTTGAAGGATTGTATGATCCAGCGAAACCAACAGAAGTACCTTGGCGTTTGTACACAGTTAAGAAAAATGGATAAGAGGGGTGCTACCCCCTCTTTTTTTGGAGGAAAAATAGATGACAGAAGAAAAAATACCTACGACGATTAAAATCAACGATAAAACGTACGAAAAAATAACGTTAAAAGGTCGTGCGTTGTTTGATTTCATGAAGTTAGCTAGAGGAAAAAATATTGATAGGAGTATGAATTTTAGAAATATAGAGGTTCAAAAATTTAAAAATCCTATTGTGAAACTTTCTGAAGAAGCGAGCAAAGATAGAAAGTGTAAAGGTAAGAAATTTGAGTGGATAGTTGACAATATCCCGTATTATCGAGATGAATTTATCAAAATAATGTTGGAGTATATGGAAATATTATCGACCGAATTAAATAAAATACTTATTGAATGTGATTACAACGATTTAGTCGAAGTAATTTCAATCGGCTTTGAAATGGAAAAGGAAGTAGTGGAGGAGTTCACGGAAGATAACTTTTTAACAGCATTAGCAATTATAAATGACGCGTTACCCAAGTCGTAACCACGTTTCGCTATCTTACTTCACATTCTTAAGTATTGATGATGTTGAGGGGCGTTTCTTTGATGAAATAGATATATATTGGTTGTTAGTTCGAGAATACGGGTATGTATTAGTTAATACAGCAAGAATTCGAGACTTGATAGAAATGTACATCATGTTAGTTAAAGAACGAAGTAGCGTGATATATCGTGAAATGTATCTCGCGAGCAAACCTCAAGAAAGTTACATTGAATATCTAAACAAGATATTAAGAGTTAAAAGTACAGTTATTTCTGATTTTGAGAAATCGGAGATAACAGAAGTATTTGGAGAGGTGGAGTAATGAAGTTATTTGACATTTACGGAACTTTGAAAATCAAAGGTCTGAAAGAAGCGAAAAGTGGATTAAGTGATGTAGCGCGTGAGGCGGAACAGTCCGCGTCTTTATTTAATCGTGTTTGGAAAAGAGCATCAACAACAGCTAGTGGCGTTTGGTCTAAAATTAGAAGTAGTGCTAAAAGTTCGTTTAGTGGGATTAATTCTGACGCTACCAGCCTTAGTAGTCGATTGAGTAGTGCGTTTAAAAGAATTAAATTGCCGAAAATCTCAACTAGCGTATTTAAAAGTAGTTTAAGAACTGCGGAAACTATGGCGAAAAGTACGTCAAATCACATTAAAAATTCACTGGGAAGTGTTAGAAATGCTTTTAGTAGTTTAAAAGGCGTATTAAGTGGCGTTCCGGGAATGTTGGCAGGTGTTGGTTTAGCGCTTGGGACTAAGTCAGTGTTGGACTATTCTAAAAGTTTAGACCAAGCTAGGATTAATTGGAAGGTGTTAATGGGAAGCGCCGAAGAAGGACAAAAGATGTTGGAGCGTATTCAAAAGTTCGCTAAAGATACACCTTTTGACTTCGACAGCACTCAAAAATTCGCACAACAATTAAAAATAGCTGGTCTGAATGGTGACCAGTTATTCAAAACAATGCAGGTAATAGGTGATGCTGCGCAAGGGAACGTTGAGAAAGCCGAAGGGATTGCTACAGCTTATCAACAAATGAGCGCTAAAGGTCGAATACAGACTGAAGAAATGAACCAATTACTTGAACGTGGTATCCCTGCGTGGGATATGTTGGCAAAAGCAACTGGTAAGACTAAAGCTGAATTAATGGACATGGCGTCTAAAGGTAAATTAATGGCTGATGAGTATTTGCCAAAACTTGTCGAACAAATGGACAAGGCGTTTGGTGGAGGAATGCAAGACCAAGCCAAGACGTTTAGTGGTCAGATTGACCAGTTAGAAGACAATTTGCTTATGTTAGGTAGCCGAGGGATTGAGCCATTAAGAGAGGGTATTAAAAATTTAGTAACTGACATTAATGATGTGTTTGACGGGAATATGACGTTTTTTGAATTGGTTGAGAACTGGGGTTCTTACATTAGAAGTGGTCTAATGAATTTAGGAGAAATGATTGCTAACTTTGATTTGAAATCATTCTTAAGTAAGATGTTTGAAAACATAGCGGACTACACAGTCGGATTTACGTATGATGTAATTGACGGGTTCAAGAGTTTAGTTGAGGGTATTGTTAAATTCTTTGAAAACACAGATTGGAACGGTATCGCTAGAGCATTTCAAGATGGTCTAGTTAGTGCGTTTAAGTCTATTGACATTGGTGGGATATTGGCGTGGATAATTAATATTTCGGCAAGAATAGGTAAGGCAGTCTTCAGAATAATAAGACAGTTCGATTACGGAAAATTAGCGTCAACTGTTGGTAAGTTAATACGCGAAGCAATATCAAAAGTTGGAAATTTCCTAAGCAATGTTAATTGGGGTGACGTTATTTCAACGTTGTGGAGTGGATTTACAACGGCACTAAAATTATTATTTATTGATTTACCAAACTTCCTAATCAATTTAATTGTAACCTTATTAACTGGAATGAGCATAAGCGAGATAGGAACCGCGATAAGTGGTCTATTTGATAAAATAGGTAATTGGATAAGTGAGAAGTGGGACGCACTTTTAACGTGGTTCAGCGAGCAAGGCGACAGCATAGGCGAGACTATTTCTGGCTGGTGGGACAGTATGGTTGGAACGCTTGGCGAGTGGTGGCAGAATATCTCTGAATGGTTCGGCGAAAAGTGGGATGATTTAGTTAAATTCTTCACCGAATTTCCTGAGAAGGCTGGAGAGACAATCTCTGGTTGGTGGGATAGTTTAGTAGGTTTCTTTGATGACGATTTCGGATATAAAATCGGTGAATGGTTTGGAGAAAAAATCGGTGAGTTGATTAAATTCTTTGTCGAATTTCCGTCTAAGGTTGCGGAAACAGTATCAAAATGGTGGGACGATATGACAGAAGCGTTTTCTACATGGTGGAAAAACGTTGCGACTTGGATAAGTGAAAAGTGGCAAGAACTTATTCAATGGTTTAAAGATTTACCAAGCAAAATCGCAGATTGGGGTATTTGGATTTGGGATGGCGTTACTGGTAGTTTGGCTACGTTTTGGCGTAACACGACAACGTGGGTTAGTGAGAAGTTCGCTGAATTGGTTGGCTGGTTCAAAGACTTACCCAACAAAATATCGCAATGGGGTCAATGGATTTGGAATGGTATTGTAGGTTCACTTACGTCGTTATGGGATTCTGTTACAAGATGGTTTACAGAAAAATTCAATCAACTTGTAGGGTGGTTCAAAGAAGCACCTTCAAAAGTATCGGAATTTGGTAGTTGGATATGGAATAGCATTTCACGTGGGTTGAACTCATTATGGGAAAATGTAAAAAGCATAGGTAAGAGCATTGTTCAAGGTGTTTGGAACGGAATTACAAGCTCTGTGGATTGGTTCTACGGACAAGTTAAGGGGTTCTTTAAAGGACTTATTGATGGTGCGAAAAGTGCGTTAGGTATTAACTCGCCAGCTAAAGAATTTATTAAAATAGGACATTGGATCCCGCCGGGAATTGCTGTTGGGGTTGATGAAAATTCAGATGTAGCAGTAAACAGTATCACGTCGCTTGCTGAAGATATGCAAGATGCTTGGAGTGGCGACTTTGAAACTAATCTTAGTGGATATGGTCAAATGAGTTTTGACGCCGAAACTAGCGCACCATTTAAGACGTTAAGCGACAAGTTTAATGAACTTATCACAGCGTTTAACGATATAGAATTTAAAGGTGAGATGAATGTTGACGGAGAAAAAATGGGAGAAGCAGTATTCAAACCTTTAAACAATTTAATTGAGGAAGGAGGGTTAATTTAATGAATTATTTTATTTTGGACGGTTGGAACATCACAGCAGAAGAAGGAATATATTTAATCGATAGCGGTCAAGAACGGTCAAACAAACCAAAATATGAAAGCGAACAATCTTACGGAGCAAATGGGAACGTTAATATATTTGAAGAAGCGTTTGACACTTATTCTAGGACGTTCACTTTCCAGTGTAATAGTCAAGAAAAACTAGATATGTTAATTGATAAGTTTTTTGGTTTAGAAATGAAAGTCGAGTTATGGACACGTCCTAATCACTTTATTTACGTTGATTTTAAGAACACAGTGCCAGTCAAAAGGTTAGCTGATAATCAATGGCAGTGTAAGTTCCAATGTGACGTACACCCGTTTAAATATTTAAAAAACTCTCCGACCAAGGTATTAACTTCTAATGGAACGATTGAAAATATCGGTAACTGGAAGAGTGAACCGCGTATCACGGTTGAAGGTAATGGGAATACTACGTTAACTATTGGACGTCAAACAATGGCGCTCAACCTTGATACAAGAATGGTGATTGAGTGCAAACATAGATTTCAAGAGATTTTAGACAAAAATAATCAGTTAGCAGTTTCGAGAACACGCGGTGATTTCTTTGAAATTAAACCGGGGATTAACGGTGTTGTATTGGGAACTGGCATAACGAAAGTAACTATTGAACCGAGGTGGCGTATTAGATGATTTATATTGCAACAAACAATTTTAACGATGGATTTCCGTTGTCTAACGCTTATGATGATGCTATTTATCAAAAAGCAAATAATGAGTATTATTTAAAATTTAGGTATCCAGTTGACCGCTTCGGAGTATGGAAAAATCTTACTTGTGAAACTGTGTTAAAAGCTGATGACGCTAGAGGTGTTCAGTTATTTAGGATTAAAAAAATCAATAAAATAAACGGGTATATACGAGTGTACGCCAAGCATATCACAGACGACATTAATTTCATTGAAGTTAATCAGTTGAACGTTACAAATGCTACTGGTAAGCGTGTAATGACGGCATTAGCTGGAAGTATTGTTGGAGATAGTAAGTTCGTGTTTGATAGTGATATAGCGACAATGCACACGTTGAATTTGAGTGATACAACGGCAGGAGATATATTGAGCAAAGATAAGCGAAGTATTATCGGTCAGTGGGGTGGAGAGTTGGTAAGAAATAATTTTCTTATCAACTTAAAAGCCCGAGGCGGTGTCGATACTGAAATTTTGTTCATGAACAAGAAAAACGTTAAAAATCAAGATAATTCGATAAGTACAGAGAACTTAATTACCCGATTGAAATTAAGTGTTGAAGTTGAAAAAGAAAACAATGAAAAAGAAGTAATTAAAGCAACTGTTGAAAGTCCGTACATCAACACTTATCCGCGAGTTTATACGGGGTATTTAAAGGTGACAGATAAGAATGTCACCGATAGAGAAAAGTTAATTGAATACGGAAACAGATATTTTAGAAATACTTTAATTGATTTTCCAAAAGATAATTTAACGGTTAATGTTATCGATAAAAACCAAGAACGTATTAATTTATTTGATACGGTATGGTTTAGAAATGTTGAGTACGGCATTGATAAACGTTTAAAAGTGGTCGCTTACGAATATAGTCCGATGTCAAAACGTTATATTAAAATCAGTTTCGGAGCGTTGAAAATAAACAGTTTGAGTCAAGTTAAAAACTTAAACCAACTTGAAGAGCGTATTGACGAAAAAATCGAAGAAAGCAGGGTTGACGCTTTTAAAATTCAGAAAAATTTAGCTGAATTATTAAAAAAAGACAGAACAGCTATTGAAGAAAAAATGAAAAACCTTGAAGAACAATCGAAAGCTGGAGTTGAAGTTAAGAAGGCGTTATTTGAAAAAAATGGTACTGTTCCAGAAGTAACTAGAACTAAAATACTTGATGCAATCGAGGCTGACATTGCGCGCCTTAAAACGATAATAACCGAAGCTGAAATGGTTAAGGCAATTCAAGCGCGTTTGAATTATGCTGAAATTAAGACTGCACTTATTGATAAGGCGTTTGTTGACGATATAATTTCAAACAAAACATTTAAACAACAGTTTGAAGCTGGAGAAGTCACTACTCAAAACATATTCACTAAAATGCTTGACAGCATTCAAAGTAGCATTAAGAAAGAGTTCATCACGAAAGAAGAAACAAAAAAATTAGTCAATGATCTAACTATTGGGGCTGATGGAATACGTCAGATTACACAAGAAGAAACTAACAAGATTTTTGAAATTAAAAAAAATGAATTAAAAGGTAAAGATGGAAAAGTACCTACATTTAACCAACTAATTGGAACTAGATTTCCAAGCTTAGATGTGGTTAAGCCGGTTGAGAATACGCAACTAAAACTCAATAAAAAAGACTATAACGGGCAAAATTCAATCGAGGTATTGCCAAATGCTAGCAATGAGTTGCAAGGGTTTAGCGTTAAGGTTAATTTAAAAGGTAATGCTCCATCAAAACAAGTAATACGAATACCTATTTATGTTTTTTCGGATAGTGGAAACAATGCGATGATTAGCTTAGGAATAGCAATAAATGGTGAGTATAGCTTACTTTTTTCAATTCCACTATTAGAAGTTCCGAAAGGTGAGAATAAGTGGATTATCGTTGAAAAACAAACGCCTTTTAATAACAATAACAATCAGGACACGGGGTTTTTCGACCTTAATAATTTTGCTTTCATTTCAACTGGTAATGCTCATTTCAAAATAGCTGAGCCTTACATTGCTATTAGCGATGTAGTAACAGATAAATGGCTTCCCGCCATTGAGGATATGCAATCTTACTCTCTTACTGCTTCGGCAAGAATAGAAGGAAGTTATTTGAATGAAAATCTAGCAAACTGTAAGGTCTATTTGGACGTGTACAATAACGGAGAGATAGTCCGTACTTCAACAACCGAAACACCTTTAAAGATTGAGATTAAAAAGCTAGTGGCGAGTGGATATACAGCTTCTGGAGAAGTCACACTTGACAGTAACGGGCTAGTACAAAATATCAATATTCCCAATGGAACTAAAAACGGTCAACCAATAGAAGTCGTGTTTGAAGTGACTTGTGGTACTAACAAGACTACAGCAAGTGCAAGGCTGAATAATACTATTGACAAGCAACTTTTAACAGAAACGATTAGTAAGGTTAAGACTTTTGAGAGTACTATTGACAAGTTCGAAAGCAAGATTGGTGAAATCAATAAGCAAAAATTCAAAATGGCTTACAATATTGAGAATATCTGTTCTGAAAGTGGAGTTGAGAAAAAAGGGAACGACCTTTATTTTAATGCTAAAACACCGCTTAAAAAGGACAAAGAATACTATGTTTTAGCAGATTTAGAAGATGTTCCAGAAAATCAGAATACAAGATTGTACAATGCAAAAGATAATGGGGATAGTAAGATAATATCAAACAGTTTGAACGTGTGGCGAGTGTCTTATGCAAGCGACCAAACAAGAGTTAATATCTACCCTTTAGGAACAAACACTAAAGTCAAGAACGTTGAAATATACGAAGTTCCAGAGTTTGAAAATCCGAAAGAAAATTTAATAAAGATTACAAATGAAAATTTCTACAATCAAGGAAATATTGTGATAGTAGCGCAAGAAACTTTGGTTAAAAATGATGTTTACACCCTAGAGTTTGAAGTTGGAAATAGTGTGAATGGTTCAATGTCAACAACGTTTTTTAATGGCGTTACAAATCTTACTGTGAAGAAACCACTTGTAAAGGGATTAAATAAATTGACAATTAGAGGAGCGGGGATAAGTAATACTATTTTAGTGTCAATCCCAACCAACCTATCTATTTCAAATGTTAAATTCTACAAAGAAAAATTTAATACTGGTTACAAAAACGAATACAACATCACTGAAATGGAAAGCAAGATTAATCAAACTAAAGAACAAATTGAACAGTCAGTGAAAAAGAATGAGTTCGGAACGGTATTGACTCAAAATGCTCAATATTTAAAATTAGCGTGGAACAATATTTCTAAATATATTCAATTTGAAAATGCTGGTATGTCATTTTACGAAGGCGGGCAAGTTAACGATAATAAATTAGTTGCCAGACTAAATGATTCAGGTTATCAAATGTGGCGTGATGGTTATTATTTAGGGTCAATAGGCACGAACTCTTATAAACAAGATAGATCTAAAAAAGGTATTCAATTCGATTTAAACTACGACGGCTGGTTCATGGGTTGGGCTTACCAAACGTCCAGAAATGCCGATGCATATACATGGAAATGGGTTTACTCCTCAGGAAATTTCGCAACATATAAAGCTGACACACTCAACGCTGGATGTGATATTGATATGCAAAATAACGAAATTAAAAACGTTATTTTAAAATCAACGAATATCACGGTTTGGGACGGTGAAAACGGAACTTTCCGCTTCTCGTTACCTGTGTCTTTCCAAAGTGATGGGCGCGCTTATCAGTGGCACGACAACTGTTATTTAACGTTTAAAAATGGCTTATTGATTGATAGTTCAATGCCGAGGTAAGAAAGGAGATTTTTTAAAAATGATGCCAATAGAGGTTAAAATTGCAAATGTAAAAAGCGATTTAATAAAATATGCAGAATTAAACGCGAGGGATTATGGCTTACCACCGTTCATTATGGTTGGGATTTTAGCTGATATATTAAGCGACTGGAAAAGTAAAGAGTTATTGCATGTAAACGACGGCTACAGTGAGATAATTAAGACGTTTAACGAGCAAATTTCAAAAGGAGAAAAAGAAGATGTACAAGATTAACTACAAAGACCGAATTTTCAACGACAACGCGACAGTAACTGGTTTAAGGGTACAAATTCAAGACGGTCAAACAATTATCACTAGAATTTTAAGTGGTAATCACGACCACAAAACAGATGAGGATTTAATCGAGTTAGTGCTGGAGCAGTTCTACCAAGAAACGTACCCTAACCGTGCGGAGAATGAGCGATTTACCAAATTTGATGAGAAATTAAAGCTTATGGACAAGAAGTTAGAGGAAATGGACAAGGTGAAGAGAGAACTTGATGTAACTCAAGGTTCGGTAATGGAACTTATCACCCAACTGGGCGATAAATTAGCTAAAGGAGATGGACAGCATGAACAAGCTGAGAAAACTCAAGAAAACGGCAAAGGAGGTGAAAATAATGATGGCAATGTTATTCGCGATTAATATCGCTAAAGGCAAAAGAACATTCGCAAGCGTTCCAGCGTTCTTAAAAGAACAAGTTAAGGAATGTTTAATCGATATGGATCTAGAGCATTTAGCACATGAATAGTATCAAGGGAGCTTAATTGCTCCCTTTTAAAATTTAAAGAAGGTGAGGACAATGAATTTGTTTGAATGGTTAAGACATTTTATAGAAACAGAGGACGGTAAGATACTATTTATCTTAACGATGATAGTATCTGCGATGATTATAGATTTTGTGACGGGGACAATCGCAGCTAAAATTAATTCTAATATTACATTTAATTCTAAGGCTGGAATTAATGGGATCTTGAGAAAGTTGGCTAGTATTTCAATTATGGTATTTTTTATTCCGTTATCAGTATTAATACCAGCAGGAGCAGGAGTAGCGTTAGTATACACCCTATATATCGGATATTTAGTAATGGAATTAAAGAGTATAACAGAGAATTTGGGTAAAATGGGAGTAGACGCTGAAGCGTTGAAATCCCTAATAGATTTATTAAGTAAGAACAAAGGAGACAAATAACATGGCAATTAACATAGAACAAGCGATTAAATGGATGAACGACAGACGAGGAGTAGTTACTTACTCAATGGCAAGTAGATTAGGACCGAACTCGTACGATTGTTCAAGTTCAGTTTATTTTGCATTGAGAAGTGCAGGAGCAAGCGACCACGGTTGGGCGGTTAATACTGAATACATGCACGACTGGTTAACAAAAAATGGATATAGTCTAATCGCTGAAAACACTTATTGGGAAGCCCAACGCGGAGATATATTTATTTGGGGTGCTAGAGGTCGCTCAAATGGGGCGTTCGGACATACGGGAATGTTCACTGACGCAGATAACATAATCCATTGTAATTACGGCTACAATGGTATTACAATTAACAATCATGATGTGATTTGGGAAGCTAACGGGTGTCCTTATGTGTACGCATACCGATATACTGGAGCAACTCCACAAGATGATATTTCAGATGATTTCGCTCATGAGTTAGACGTTAATACGGAACTAAAAGCTTCTGATATGCCGTATTATGAAGCAGAACTTTCAGAAGATTATTTCGTAGAAACTTCGCCCGATGTAAATTCAGAGGATAAGGAATTGTTAAAAGCTGGAACTCGTGTACGTGTATACGAAAAACGCAATGGTTGGGCTAGAATTAACTATCCAGAGTCAAATCAATGGGTAGAGGACGCTTACCTTGTGAATGCAGTAGATATGTAGATTTAATAATAAAGACGCTATTACACCCCCTTTAATTAGGGGGTTATTTTTTGTTGAAAAAAAAGTAAAAATACGATATAATATATACAGATTAGAGGGCCGAGCCCACCGTGAGAAGTAGAACTAGCTAGCTACTTCTTTTCTATTTAAAAAAATACCAACGCTCCCACTCCTATTTTAAAGGCAGATACGTTCTGACGTGGGAGTTCTTTTTTTTATTGACAAAAAATAAAATTAGTATTACAATAAAATTAGTTCTTTTAATAATAATAGCATTTTTTAATTCAAGTATTCATAGTCCCTATGATGAATACTTTTCATATAGATGCTCCCTTATTTACCCCCGTATCATTACGGGGGTTTATTTTTTATTGACAAAAACTGTAAGCGGTTGTAGAATAAAGATATAAAGGAGGAGATAAATATGAAAAATCACATATTTAAAAAGAAATTAAAAAGGGCGGTAATTAAATCGCCTCAACGTTTGTATAGGTTGGAAAATGGAGAATTTCACTATATAGCAACGTTTGAAACGTTGGACGAAGAATTGTTCGTTGTGGTGTATGAATTATCGAGAAATCAAGTAATAGCGAATTTTAAACCAAAAATCTTTGATGATATTTCAAATAACGTAATTGAAATTTATGATTTTTGGGAAAATGATTTAGAAGATCTTGACGAATTAAACGAAAGACTTACAAAAGAAGTCATGAATTACATAGCTTAAAAACATTGACCTCACTAGATTTAGTGAGGTTTTTTATTTTTTTTAAAAAAGTGTTGACAATATACCTCATAAGATGTATAATATAATTGTAAAGGAAATAGGAGGACGGAAAAATGAAAAAACAACACATCTTCAAAACAGCACACAAAATAGCAAAAGGAATTGTTAAAGAAGTAGGGAACTATCAAATCGCATTAAGTTTAGCGTTAAAAGAAGTGTACAGACAAATCAAATTATACGACAAAAAACGCTTCGGAAATGAAGCGGTTGAAAGTGCAATCTACAGATTAGGAACAGCGCAAGAAGTTAAAGACTTTGACAAAGAAAGCGAAAAATACGTTTACGGCATCGCTAAATGGTTCTACAATAAAGAATTTACAAACGCACAAGCACAAATGCTTATCTACTTAGAAGATGAAAAAATCGTTAAAGAAACAGAAAAAGCATACAAAATCGCATTCTTTACAGAATACGGATTATTTGAAAAATGGATACCAAAAAGCGTGTTCAACAAAGCATACGCTAACGTTTCAGTAGCATAGGAGGTGATTTATATGATTAAAAAAGCAATGAAAGAAATAGAAGAACTTTTCAATAGTGAAATAACAGACTACCGATTGGCAAAAGATAGTGGTGTAGTGTTAAGCATGATACAAAATTACAGAAACGGTAGCAGGAAAATAGAAAATATGACCTTAAAAACAGCAGAAAAATTAATTAAATATACGGAGGATTTAAAAATGAAAAATTATGATAAATTAATGGTGGTAGTAAATGAGTTAGTTCTTGAAGAAGGGGCTACAGTTAGTTATTGGAAAAAAAGTGATCCGAATGATATTGCTTGTTGTTATTCTGTTGAAGAATTAAAAGCGCATTTAGGATATATGAACGATGAAGATTATGAAGAATTAGCTTTTCAAGTTGATTTTGAAGATGAAGACAAATCTTATATGTTCAGCATTGAAGATTATGAGCGAGTAGTTAATCAACATGAATTTACTTTAAATTGTTTAAGAAATAAATAAAAAAAGTAGTAACTCCTGTACATTTATTAAGGTTTAGAAAAATACCCAAAAATTAGAGTTGTTGGACTTATGACA